TTTAGCTGCATCTTCTTGTAACAAGTACGAGTCAGGAGCACCAATATTTAATTGGATTTCACCGCTAGTAACAAATTCAATTCGTGTCTCAATTTCATTTGTAGCTGCAACGCTTAAAGCTGCATTTGTAACAATGCACTTACTTTGATAATAAACAGTTTGTTTTTTGTCATCAGTATTTCTATGAATATAAAAACGTCCATCAAAGTCAGATCCTTGTTGTAAACGAACCACTAACTGAGCTAAATAAACAGGTAGCTCTGGATAAATGCCAATTGTTCCTTCAGTAAAAGGTGCATGATCATAATCATGTTCCCATAAACAAGTCATTGATCCTTGTCCAGAAATTAATCCAGAATCATATTGATGTCTACTTGATCTCTATTCGTTGTAATCTCAAACTCTTTTACATTTGCCACAAATCTATAACGATCATTTTTAGTTTTTATATTGATTTCTTTAGTAACACTAGGCGTTACAAGAGTTAAAGCATCAGTCGTTAATCCTCTTACAGCTTTTTCAAACGTATTAAAAAGTCTAATTCCATCTGCTTTATCAATATGAACGAACCAAGCTCCATCGGGATAACTATGACTTGCAACAAGTTCTAAATTAGATCCATCAACTGTTGATATTTCTACACGATCTCCAGTAATTAAAGACGCTAAAGAATGATCAACACCAAATCGTTTGGTTGTTGTATTGACATCTGCTGGATCTAAATCTGTGTTAAATCCTCCAGACGCAGAATCTCTGGATATGGCAATTTCACCATTTTGTCCAAAATAAATAGTCAAGACTTAAGAACCAGTAGGAAGCTTGTTCTCAACAGGAGCACCATTAGCTTCAAAAGAAATATCACAAGATGAAACTTCACCCATTGAACTACTCATTCCAATACTTGTAATAAAAACAAAGAATGTAATTGAACGATTAGTACCTACTTCTAACTTAAGTTTTAATTCTGCACTTGCAGCATTTTCTCCATCACCACCAGACGAAGAAGTTTCACTTACTTTTATTGAGTTTTCAAGAATATCTTTAAGGTTTGATCCTCCTGACGTTGTTTCATAAAACAACCTTGCACTGCCTGAGTAGCTTCTTATCCCATCTTTCAAAGTCCTATCAGTATCTCCCATCGAAGTAGTTTCTATGACAGCTTGACTCATAGAAAAACTCCAGTTTTGCACCTTCGCTTTTTTTACGTCACTTACATATAACGCTCCTGTCCTTCCTGAATAAAGTGTTGACACGATCTCTAACTAAAACATTGCGTTTATTCTACGGTGAATCGAGACATGCGACAAAAGAACAACTAACATTACTAATTCCAGGTTGAACACTTGTAACTGATGGAGGTCGAGAATATCTCCATCTCAATCCCAATTTTGTTTGCCCCGTACCAGCATTATCTCTAATCTCTTGCTTTAAAAATGAACTATCAATACCTATTGCTGCATTTTCATCTTTAAAACGAACAAAATCATACTCAGACATTACATCTTCATAATTAGCTATTATCAGCCCTGCATCTGCATCAGAAATATTTGAAAAACCAAGATTTAAAGTTGCATTAACTCTTTTGTTCCCATAACGCAAATGTGTTTTTGTGCCATCTAAAGATTCAAATGTAGTACTTGGATACTCACCAGCAGAAAATTTTCTGGATGTTGGTTTAACTGCTGGAAAATCAACTGCTGAAACGGTCATGTAATTAAATCCATAAAGTGAGAATCGGTTCCGTTATCCCATCCTTGCAGGATAGCTAATGTTCCGTTACTTGTTAAAGGTGCGTGACTTCCTGAAATTTCTACTAAACCATCTTCTACATACGAAATAGTTTCTAATTTATAAACACGATTACTTGTAACTGAATTTTTTAACGTAAATAAAACACCACGGGGTAATCCTGCTCCTGTTACAAAGTTAACGCCACTAGCTTCTTGTACTTTTTCAACTGCTGTTCCTGCTTTCCAATAATAAATACTTGCATTTGTATCAGTAATAGGATCATTACTTATAACTTCTCCGTCCTCAGTTATTACTCCATTGTCATAACGACTGGTATGAGTTGCTTCAGAAACTAATCTAAAATAATCACCAGGAGCTAAGTTAAAACAATATTGTGGTGCTGTTTTAAAAGTTAAACCATGATCAACTTCTTTCCTTAATTTTAAAATGTATTTAGCATATTTTCTTGCATGAGCATCTGTTGTACAAAAACCTGACATATCATAAGTTTCAACTGGATCTAACTTGCTTCCACCGTAATTGTAAGTATCTATAATTCTTTGAGTCGCCCCTGCTGGTGCGTCTGCTTTGCCTTTTAGCCTTAACATTACAGATTTTGTTTCAGGAAAACCATTAGGTTTTTCTTTCCTATACAAAACATTTGCTGTAAAAAGCTGTCTTTCTTCAGGAGTTAAAAATGATACTTTTAAATCGTTTATATTGCCGTCTGTAAATAAAGCTTTTATATCTACTTTTGCATTAGGGGCTATTCTAAAATTACTATCAGTAGGAACAGCAGGAATTAAATTAAACTTACCTCCAATAACAGTAAAATCTAATAAGTTATACGTTCCATGTTCATGAAGAAAGTCTCTTAAATTTATTTTATTACTAATAATTCCGTCCCAAGTAAAATTATTACTTGCACAAAATGCAGCACCAGTAGTCATGTCTCCTATAGCATTTACACCAACAAGTTCTCCAGCTCCTAAAAGAGGATCAGTTAATAACGCATGTGCGATTTCTACAAAATTATTACTTGCTTTGGGTGGGCCAGCAGGACTATTTAAAAGATCAGTAACTTTAATTCCTTTTTTAAAATAAGCAGATAATTGTGTAAAATTTGTCCACTCTTTTGCACTATTAATTCTTATACCACCTAAAGCTAAATCCATATAAGAAGCTTTACCATATTCATTCATTAATTCGTTAATGTAAACCACCTCATGTTCAGGGCCATTCATGTGGCTTTTAGTTTCCATACCTGGAAATTGCACATAATCTGCTATTGCATCAAAAGGATTCAAACTACTACTTGCTACTGCTGCAACTGGTGTTATTTTTGTAACTTGAACATCAATACCACTTGCAGGAAAATTTAAATTTGCATTTATTCCTGATGGCTTTGGAATAGTAATTGTATCTCCGACTTTATAACCAGTACCTTTTTCTAAAAAATTCCAACTAGCGTTCCAATTATATAAAGGTGTTTGCCATGATACGTTAAGGTTTAATTTTAAACCTGTACCTGTTCCGTTAGTTGTAGGTAAAACTGTAAATGATTGAAATCCCATTTTTATACGTTAATTGTTCCTACGCTTAAGTTTATCGCTGGATTTCTATCTGTGATTTTAAAGTAATTAACAGGAGTTGGATTAGGATCATTATTAGCTACATCCATAGGGTGTTCAGTTACGTGAGCAGTATTACTGCTTGCCATATATATCTTAGGCTGTGGAGTTACTTGGATTGGTTCAGGAATAATATCACTACCAGCAAGTGTTGGTGGCGTAATCATTAACCCAGAATCAAATACTTTAATTTCATTATTTTCAAAATCGTAACTTGGAATCCTTACTGTTGTTGCGTCTACACCTGGTTCAGTAATAGCAAGTCCAACTTGTTCTCCATTTTCAACAGCTAACCATGCCCATTCAGTACCACCGTTCCAATTCTTATTAAGTGATATAAGTGTCTCATTATGATTTGTTGAACTTGATGTGTCGTAGTTATAACGATCTGTTGGTGGAGGGGCAACAGGCCCATATTGAAGACCAGAAAAACCTATTTTTGAATACATAGATAATTCAGCAACAGCACCACTGTCAGTAGTTGCAGTAGAACTAACAGTATTAAATGCTTTTATCCATTCTGTATTAGAGACATCATCTTGGTCTAAACGTAAATTACTTCTACCAGCAAAACAAATAACAAATTCATCACCTTTTGATGTTTTTGCTAAAAAGTCTGTTTCTTCTTGTCCTTTAAATTCGTTATTACCTACAACTGCTGCATTTAATAAATTAAATTCTTGACCCATAAAAAATACAGCTACATTATTACCTGGATACGGTAAAAATCTATATTCAAACTGACTTGTCTCAGGAACAAGTCCTAAACCAGGGTGGTAAATTTTTATATAATTATATTGAAATTCAGGAGTGTTTCCTTTTACGCAAAACAAACCACTATGTTGATTTTCAACTGCGTTATTTAAATCTTCAAAATCGTCATCAGTACCTAATCTTCTTACTTGTAATTTAAAAAATGAATATCTAGTGATATTCATATCTATTGTTCCTGTTTGAAAATTATCTCCATCATTTAAATATTCAGCAAGATCTGGTGCAGAAGGAATACTGTTTAAATTTGTACCTCTTATATGACTAAATACTTTTGATTTCAATCCTATTTCTGTTAAAGCACATGGCCTACTATTTGAAATAGTTGCCATTGCAAGTCTTTGTAAAACAGGAGCACGATAAGGAAAACCATAAACTGTTGACCAATGAGTCATGTTTTGCCTTAGTCGAATAGTTACACCTTCAACTTTTTCGCTACCTTCTTCTAACCATTGTGTTCCTACTGACGTACTGTCAAATAAATTTGGATTTCTAAAAGACATTCGACCTCCTGTACCTGTATAAGGTTGCGTAGCTTTTTCTATAACTTCAAATGTATAAACTCGTCTAATACCTTCTTGATTTGGCCCTTTACTTCTCCAAGGAGTTCCAGGTGTTGCTTGTCCAGACAAATTATTAATTTCAATACACGCAACAACAGCGTCACCTGCAAGAAAATTTTCTCCAATAGAAATATGTCCATCTGTTTCTTCACGAATAGCACGAACCATTGAAACAACATCTTCTATTCCATGAGGAAATGTTCCATACTCTTGATTTTCTACATAAGGCTGATTACTTTCTAAAATTGTGTAAGTAATTATATTGTCTTCGGCATTAACATCTCCACCTGTAAAACCTGCTAATGCTGGATAAAAAGTATTATTTTTCTTTTTGTTAACTACAATTGCTCTTTTTGCATTATCTTTTGTGCCTTTTGGTGGTTCGTGTAATTCATAAGGAAGTTTTACAACACTAGAATTTGGCATCGGACTAAATGCACCAAATATTGCTTGTGTTGTAGGATTTCTTGCACCACTAAAAGGATAAACTTCATCATCTCCAGTAAGAGTTGTATTACCTGCTGGAGGATTGTTAACTTTCCAACTATCTGCAAACGCATCGTCAAAAGGTAAATCTATTCCGCTAACTTTTGAATTAGGATATTTATCATTTTTTAAAATTCTATTAAATGTACCTAACGAACTAGATTTAAAAAATAAATCTAATTTTGATTTACTGTAAGTTGATAATAAAAGATCACCAATTGCGTAACCTGCAAAATCTGGTCTGACATCTATCTTGCCTAAAGAAAACATTACTATTGCTTTTAACTGTTGCAAACGACCCAAGCTAAGCAGTTGTGACCATAACAACTGACCATTGACTCTTATACCTCCGACACTATCTACTTGATTTGCAAAAACTAATGGTACGGTATCTCCTAATGTTGCTAATTCTTGAAGACTATTAAAAGCAAATTGCGGTGCAAAACGCTTGCTACCAATAGCATCTGCACCTTCTATTGTTGCACCTTGTTTAAAAGGTTTTGGCTTTGGCGTTAATAAATAACCAACTGCTGTTAAAGCAACAGAAACAGCAACTTGACCAAATAAAGTTAGTCCTCCTGTTGCAGCATTAAAAAATAAAGGCTCTAAACCACTAGCTCTAATATCAGGAATTAACTCATATCCTTTTGGCCTTTGACCGTTATAGGCAGCAGTCTTATCTGTAAACTCCCAATATTCATCTTCACTACAATCTAATAACTTACAAAATTCTATTTCCGAGGGTAGTAACAGCCTTCGACCATGAGGTTGTCTAATGGACTCCAAATGACCACCGACTCTTCTAATCTTTTTTGGTAACTCAGCCATCCTTCCTCGTAATAAGCAGCCATGCCATAACCATTATTTGATTTGCATAAGGCTATTGCTCCTAGTTTAGGGGGTGATTCAACTCCCCACCTATTTAATTCTTCAAAAAAGATACTGTAATCTTTTTTTCTTAACCTTCGATACCAATCTCTTTTTCCTTTTGGAACTGTAAATCCATAGTTTGCTACTACTGTACGAACCAATGACAAACAATCTCCAGCTCCATGAATAACAGGATCAGCACCTAAACGATAAGGCAACCCAATTAATTGATCTGGCCTCACCTGCTTTGTATCGTTCCAGTAATAGGTAAATGACCAACCATTGCTGTAGTTAAAACTTTGTTAGGTGCATTAGCTCCAACTGCATCAATAGCACTACTAAGTAACACCTCTACAGTTGTTGGATCGTATGACAACGAAGCTGCAAGCCATGTTTCTCTTGTTAATAATTTATTAGTTGTAAAATCTGTATTCATTAAAAAAGTATCAACATCTATGTGGTATTTATTATCAACAGCTTCTCTTGCATGATTCATTCCTATTGCATTATTGGCAAGAATTAAAGAAGACTCCATGTTGTCTCCTGATCTATTACGAGCAGCACCTTGATAAATAAAACTTAAAAACAAAAAAGGTTGACCGTCAACAGTTATAGGTGTGTCTTGTTTACTATTCTGAAATCTATTTTGAATAGAACCAGTAGCTGTCCTAATTGTTAGGAAGTTTGTTATTGCAACAAGGCTCATAATCCTAGTGAAGACCTACGGCTACGTGAATTTCTTAATGAAGATATAGTACGAGATTCACCAACTGCTGCACCTCTAGCAGTAGCAGTTGCAATGATTTGTCCTACAGCAGACTTAGGAACAAACTCTTCAGAGTTGAAGTTAAGAATAGGGCCACTGTAGTTAACAGTAGTAGATCCTCCTGCACCTCCACCTGAATAAGACGAACCACTTCCAGCAATTACAGAATCACCTCTAGCACCTGCTGAGTAGCGTTGCATACTTGAAGCCATCTTTGATGCAGGGATCACATATTCGTCTTCTCCAGCCTCTCCTACAAGTCCTACGGTTGGTCTGGTTACATATCCTCCTGAAGCGAAATGTCTTGTTAAATCATTAGCTGTTTTTCCAACTCCACCTGCTGTTCCTGTCCCAAAAGAACCTGCTGGAAGATTTGCTCCACTTGGTATTCCTGTTTGTGCTGTACCAATTCCACCAGCCATTGCACCTGTAAACATTTTTATAAAACCTATTTTTATTTGTGCTGCAAATATTTGTGCAGCCATGTCTAAGAAATGATCTGCTGTCCTTTGGAAGAAATTAGCTAAAGCCTGTTGAGCACTCATTGATCCACTAATTATTCCTTTAAATGAACTACTAAACGCATCTCCTATTGCTGTTGCTGCCCCAACTAATTGATTTGTAGAATCTAAAAGTTTTGCAAGTTCATCTTCTGGTGCTTTTAATTTTGAAATTTTTTCAAATTCTTTATTAAGTTCTTTTGTTGAATCTAGTAATTTTCGAGCTTTTGCATCTGCTTGTGCAAAATTTTCTATTAATTTTTCTACTCTTGCATCTCTTAATTGTGCTGCTCCACTCCTTCCTTGTGCGTCAACTCCCATCTCATCTGCTAAAGCATTACGTCTATCTGCAAAAGTGATTTTGCTTGCTTGTTGTATTTGTCTTGATCTTTCAGCAGTTGTAATTTCTTTTACAAGTGAAAGTTGAGCTTCTAATAGTCCTTTTTGTTTAAGAATTTCTAATGTTTCTTTTGTTTTTTCAATACCTATATTTGTCGATAAAGATTTAATAGCTTCTAAAGTTGTTTGATTATCTTTTAAAGCTGCCAAAGTATTAAAAACTTCTTCATTTCCAAAAGTTTTAGTTAACGCTACTCTTGCTGCTGCATCAAATTGTGCAAAAGATCTTGCAGCTTGTAACGCTTCATCTTTAGTTAAACCAAGATTTTTCCCAAACTCTTTAATACTTTGTGCTGTAAAAGTAGAAGTTCCACCTGTTGATTTAATAGAAATATTTAATTTATCAATTTCTGTCCTAAAATCTTTTGCTTCTTGAATTTTCGTACCAATAACTGTACCTAATAATGAAAGACCAAAGCCTAAACCTCCTCCTAACGCACCACCAGCTAAACCACCTAAACCACCACCTGCGGCACTAGCTCCTCCTTGTCCAAAAAGAAGAGGGAACATACCACCAATCATTGCACTACTTCCAGCCCCTCTCATTCGACCACCAAGCCCTCCTCTACTTGCAAACATTCCTTTAGGATTTGCTGCAGCACCAAAACCTAATCTGTTATATAAAGATTGTTGTGGCCCTATAGATTGACCGTATTGAGCTGCATTAGGAACAGCCGCCATTGCTTGTTGACCAGCAAGAATAGCAGCAGTTTTACTTGTAGCTTTATTAATTTTTGCAAGATGTTTTGTGTGTCTAGCAATAGATTTTGAAGTAGCAGCATCGTATTTACCTAATAACGGTGAAGCTTGTTTTGCATAATATTCAGAAGGGTGCATTGGCCCTATTCTTCCTGTTGAATATCGTGTGCTAATGCCAAACATTGCTTGTTCACTTACATCTAAACCAGAACCTCGTCCATACCCTGCACCTCTACTCATCATTGGTGTTACTTGACTTGCTGCTGAACTAAATCGACCAAATCCTGTTCCTGCCCTTCCTGCTTGACTTCTTAATGTGTTTCTTAAAACATTTCCTTTTGAGCCAGGATTCATGACTCTTAAAAGATTTACAAAGTTACTAGCTTGAACATTTAGTTTTTCAAATTTTTTAACTGTAAAATCAAGGTCTTGATTAATAGGTTTAAAAGTTAAACCAGCTTTATTTGTAAGATCTCTTAAGTTTTGACCTAATTTATAACTATCTTTAGCTCCTTTTCCTAAAGCAGCAATTACACCTGCTAAAGCAACTCCTATTCCAACACCACCACCAGTAGCTAAAGCTCCTTTTAATGCTGAAATTGCTACTTGTAATCCGTTTGCTTTTATAAGAGTTATACCAAAAACATTTCCTAACTTATTAATATCATTAATACTTCTATTTATAATTAAACTAGAGCCAGCAATTCCACCAGCAATTGACCCACCAGCTCCTAACCCTGTTTTAATAACAGTACTTTGGATCTTTTGAAATTTAGTTAAACTTGCAGTTGTTTTACTAATATTTTGGCTTGCAGTCGTAGCTCCTTTTCCTAAATCATCAAATCCTTTACTTGTAACTTTACTAAGTCTAGTTTCTATC